AAAATAATATGGTTATAGGCCTGAATAGACTTGTCTGTTTTAGAGGATCTATCAAACCTATCTGTTGGAGAAATGTACGCCTCAACACCAAGAATTGGCTTAATGCCAGTTTCCTTTGCGGCAATTTGCATATCTCTGTGTGAAGAGAGAGTACCATGGTCTGTAATTGCAATCGCAGTTTGCCCAGCATCTAACGCTGCTTGGCATAATTCTTTAGGTGAATTTAGTCCATCCATTAATGAATAGTATGAATGAACATGTAGGTGTGTAAAGCTCATTAGTATCCGCCCATACATTCGTTTCTTGTATGATAAAGTCTTATCTTAGTCATAGTTTTTTTGTTTGGCGCATAAAGATCTTCGCCACAACACGCTGCTTTTAAATGCCATTCTCTTGCAAAGAAATCATAGAGCATTCCTTTATAGTCTTTATACTTGTGCGCCACAAAAGTATCAAAAGGATCTGGTATTTCGTATGATATCATATTGTCATTCTACTAAATAATACAGGGGCAGTCAATAGACTGCCCCTGCTATTTAATTGTTTACCAGTCTAAGTTGCTGCTAGTTGCTGAAGGCTCATCTGCATGAGTACTTTCGCCAGCAAAGAAAGCTTCTTGTTCTGTATAAGGCATGTCACGAACTGCTGCTGTTTCAAGCTCAAACAGTTCTAGCGACGAAGCATCAAATGGCGCCTCATCTTTTGCTAAAGGAATGATTGTGTAACTTGTGTCTGTCTTTGTTCCAGAACGCTTAACACGCCACATCAGATTAGTGATGCTTCCCATTTCGCCAGCATATTCAATTAGTGTTGGGGTAATTGTTTTACCGCTTGACCCTTGAGAAAGAATAGCCACGTATGGATCTTCCTTGCCATCGTCAACAAGAACATTAATGTAAAGTCGTGAACGACCCTTCCATCCCGCCTTGTAATCTTTACGGTGTTGTTCACATCCGTAGCACTTGCCTTGATCTTCCATTGTGCAAAGACCCTTACGGCGATAGTCTTTTGGATTTGTGTGCTCTACGGCAATAAACCCAAGCCCAGCCTTTTCGCTGTATGTCGGTGAGTCTGGATCTAGTTCCTGCAAGAAGCGAATTTTTACGCTCTCTGCATCCTCTAGCTTTACCCAACGGCCTTTTGTTCCTTCGCCACCATTTGACTGCGGCTTGTCCATAACCTTATTAAGATCTTTTAGACCTTTTACTATTCCCATATATTTCTCCTTTGTAATTGATGGTGTAAATCCATCTGTTGATTATTTTTGATGGGTCCAAGATTGATATTCAATATTGGAAACTGCGTTTTTAATACAGGCTTTAATTTCCTCTTCGGTCAAATCGCCAGCATCTTTTGCATCATGTGGATATATCTTACCATATTCATACGAAGCCCACAAGAGGTCTTTATTCTTTAATCTAGAGGCAATGCTATTGGCAAGCTCACGACCAGCGTGGTCAGCATCAGTCATTAAAGTAACTTTATTAAAATATCTATTTATTAATGCAATATTTTCTGTGGATATATGCCCGCCAAGTGTTGCAATAACATTGGGGAATCCCGCCTGATGAACACGGATTGCATCAAAGCTAGACTCTACAATAATAACATTGTCACCTATTTTTTTAGCACGGTGAATGTTAAACATAGTCTTGCTTCTGGGGAGGTTGGTACTGTTTTTAAATTTCTTTTCTGAAATAGATCTGCCTACGATGCCTACTGCAAGTCCGTCTGGGCTATGTACTGGAACTGTTACCATATCCTGCTTTGGAGAATAGCCTAAAGAGAAATGGGCAATTGAAGACATATCGATTCCTCTAGACTTAAAGTAGTCTTGTGCTTCTTTGCTTGAAACTAAATCATTATATAGATTATTTAGTATCTCTTCTGGAAACTCTACGAAGTCTGGCTTGTCTTCTAGCATATCGTTTAGAAGATCATCAAAGTTTTCTAATGTCTCTGCTTCTTTTGAATAGACATATCTCATGGCCTCAAAGTCATTCTTATGCAAAACTCTTTTAACTAGTTCTATTAATGATCCCGTTTCACCACACGATGGATTAAAGCATAGCCATGCCCCAGTTGTTTTACTAATACTACAACTTGCGCTGTGTCGGTTGGAATGAAATGGGCAGTAAAAAGAAACCTCTATGTCTGTTTCACCAGCTACCTGTAAGCCAAGGCTCTTTACAATTGCCTTTATATGTTGCTTAGAGTATTGCGTGGTATCAGCTTTCCTTGCGTAATTGCTTCGTGCCGCCATGCCTTCTTCTTTCCTACGTAAGTGCCATAGAGTGTCATTAAGAACATCCATGTTGTGCCATCAAATTCTACCGAAAAGTTGGTGTCTATGTCAAGTACCCTAAGATACCCTTTGTCTCTCATCTGGTGCGTAAGCATGCTTTCATATTGATGCTTAATGCGAACCATATCAGAGTCATCTAAAAATTCAACTCTAACTTGGAATCTTTTTATCGGTTTGTGATTCATTGTTTTGGAAAGGATTCTCATAAATTTCTTTGACGATACCTCTGTTGATATCCCAATCTAAGTATAAACCAAATTCATGTCCATGTCGATTTTTACGTGAGACAATCTCAATCATATTAGTACCTGGATATCTATGAACAGCCATAGCCATATCAGCATCATACTCAATAGCCTTTGACCAAGCCACCTGAGACATCATTGGAGGGTTGTCCTGATCCGAAACATCATCCGCAGTCGCTGCTGTGATATCAATAATAGGAATATTGTTTGAGACTGCAAGCATCTTAAACTCACGAGAAACATTTCTGTTTCTTTCAACTTCAGAGTTACTTCTTTTATTATCATTAAACAGCTGATGGTAATCAAGGATAACTAGATCTGGTTTGTGCTGATCTATCTTGCCCTGAATAGTTGCTGGTGTTACTTCGGTATTGCCCTCATTTGAAATAAGGATAAAACTATTCTTGTCAGCAAATTTCTTTGAAGACCATGAACGGAAGTCATCAATATTAATATCTCCCTTAGAAAAATCAGACGCTTTAAATAAACCAGACCCTAGCATTGTATAAATACGATCACGCATATTCTCTGGTGACATCTCAAGAGAAACAATCATTGGCTTAAATCCTTGTTCCCAGGCCTTACACGCAAGGTAAGAAGTAAACCACGTCTTACCACGCCCTGGCCAGCCGATAGCGACGATAAGGTGTCCTGGAGCCATACCTGTTGGGTATGCCAAGTCTATGGCCTCAAAACCTGTTTTGATGCCTGGAGAACCACCCATTTCAGCAGAGCGCACTCTCAATAGCTCCATATGTCTAATTGCTGCTTCGGCATCTGTAATGTCTAAGTCTCGAACATTATTTGTAAATCTACTAAGGCCAGCTAATTGAGACTGCATATTTTCAAGAACTCTTGAGGCTGCATCTTCTTTTAAGGATGAGCCAGCACGAAGAATAATAGTCTTAAGCTTGTTTGAAATAAATTCATTTTTAAGTGTATCTAAATAGTATCCTGTCTGGCCTTTAACATCTACTGGCTCAAAGTCTTTGAATTTTTCCTGAAGGATTCCTGCCTCTGGTACTGCTTTAAACTTATAGTAATATGACTTAAGGCCATCCCAAATATCTTTATGTGATGTAAATAGATCGTCTACGTTATCCGCAAGGAGTGTACTAATGTCTTTATTCTTGCATACCGCTGAGATTAACTCTGCTTCTGTATTCACTCTAGTCCGCCTTGCTCTACCATCTTCTTCGTTTCTTCTAGTAACAAACGACGCTTCTCTTTATCTTTTTCAATCTCAGTTTTGACTGCATCCATCTTATCAAAGTTATACAAAAAGAACTGTATCGTGTGGCCGTGCTTTGTAAGGTTAAAATAATACTCAAGCAATTCTTTAGCACGATCAAATCCTACACTATCAATAACATCTTGCATGGCCCATTTTTCACGGAACTTATTTATTGATGGGGCCTTGCCATACTTCTCTTTATAAAGGTTTTGATAAAGGGAAAGCAGGATGTATGGCTCTTTACTATTTGCCACGCTTTAGCTCTTCCTCAACCTCTTCTGTTTTTTGAATTAGTTTGTTCTCAACAAAAGCGTAGACTCGTTCTGTTGCAGCTTCTACCGTTTCGCCTTGTCTGACATCGTCCTCGATGCCCACGCCAATTTTAATGCTTTCATAGTTACCAAGATTTCTAGTAAATGAAAGATCGACTTTTACTCTCGTTGTCATTTGTGTTCCGCCTTCTTATGTCTGCTAAGTGTATCGCTGGCAAATATGCCCCATCGAACTTCTATGTCCCGTTTACAAATATCGCAAGTAACTGCCCTACTCTTTTCCATTACTCTGCCTTCCATACTGGAACAAACTTACCGTCTTCTGTCTTAGTATACAATACTAAGTTGTTTTTGAGAAGAGCTTGGACCTCTGCCTTTGAAGGAACTTCTTTTGAGTGTCCTGAATCTAATATATGTTGGTGTATATCTAAGATGTTTTTTTGATTAAACATATACTGTGACCAATTTTCGCTGTCTGGTTGTCCTATTGGATATATTTTTTGAGGGGTGGCAACCTTCTCATTTAATATATATTCTTGTATAGTTACCCTATGCTTGTTAAGCATAGAGGCAACTTCTACAACAGTGTAGGCAGTCTCCATATTCTTTTTAACTTGAGAATATGAATACATAACTCTTTTCTTGTCTGGATAGCACCAAGCAACCATCTCATCCTTTGATCTGGATGCTTTTAAAACCTTATGTATCTTATCGTTTAAGAAGAAATACCGTAAGCTTTTTGATTTGCCGTCTCTTTTGATTCCAGCCATTTTCCGAAAGCACTCGTTTCTTTATTGCACATCCAGCGTTTGCCGCACATGATACAGAATAATTCCATATGTAGTTTTTGTGAGAATACTCTATCTACAAAAACTCTTCCATTACATTTTCCGCACCACATTATAAAGTAAACAGCTTCCCGTCAACGACACATGAATAATCAGGGGCGACGTGAATCATCTGAATATGTGGGTAGTCATTAACAATGTGAGCAATTGCAAATCCCTTTTGCCAGTCATGGTGCTGCATATATTTCATTCCTGGACCCTTTTCATCACACATATGCCCAAGCTCATATCCACGAAGTGTTTCTCCTTCGCCATTATTTCTTAACTCGTATGTGACTAAGTGTGAGGCAATTCTGTGTGAGTGTCCTCTAATTAATGAGATCTGTAGGTCTTCCATGTCTTTACGCACAGACCCAGTTGCTGCAATTGATAGTCCGTGGTGTACGTGGATGTCTCCAAAGCGACGCTTTGGCAATTCATTGTAATGAATATATTCATATCCCAATGAATCAAGTCCCCACAAAGCTTCTGGTGTTACTTCATTTATATAATCTGGTAGCTTAGCGTCCACGTAGTTAAAAATTCTAACATCGTGGTTTCCAAGCGCTGAGAATAGCTGCGCTTCTGGGAGCATGTCTCTTGTCTTGGCATAAAAATCTCTTGCGCCTTTTGCTTCGTGGCGCATCATTGGGACAATAAGGTCTCGACTATCTGTCTTATGAAGGTTTAAAAACTCTGCTGATCTTCCTTCTGTATACTTACTGTAGCATGCTTGATCATCTGTGTCTCCAAGGTAGTCAACGACATCTGGCTTAAACCACTTCATTACTTTAAACCAAAGTGCAATCATCTTGTCATCCTGATATGGGAACTGCTGGTCGGATGAAATCATCCACTTTAAATCGTTGCTCATTATCTGCCTTAATATGTAAAAAAGTCACGGGTACGTGACTTTGATGTTACATTTATTGTAACATATTGGTACAGCTTGTCAATAGGTTATGCGGTTGCTGGTACTCCAGTAGCAAATACAATAACCTTAATTGTAGATGCAGTTGCTGATCTAAACAGAACAAAAGCTGATGTTGTTGTTACTTTTGAAACCTGTGTAAATATTTGAGATTTAGCCCAAGTTGGCTGACTAATTCCTTCAATATAAAACTGAACCCATACTGCGGGTGGGGAGGCCCACTTTTGATTTCCAAATTTAAATTCTTTTGGTTTTGGAGTTCCTGATTCTACATTGATTGATACAGGGCCAGAATTCCACAGCATGCTTGTAACTTGATCTTTCTTTCCTTCTTCTTGAGCATTTTGCAATATGATGCTTTGGGCTGTGCTTTTTGCTTCTATTGCTCCTAGATCTATAATAAGATTATTAATGATCTCTGCTGTTACTGGATCTCCAGGAGTTATAGCTCTTGATTTTATTGCCATTCTTTACTCCTTTGGCTGTTCCGCTGGAACTTCCTGTGATTTATTTGCTTCAGCAAGCTGTGTTATTTCTGCTCTAAGGATTGCTACATGCGTCTCATATTGTGAGACGATCTCACCAATACGCTGTTGCAGTGCTTGTACTACTAGTTCTACTTTATCCATTATATTCCTTTTCTATTCATAATAAGGATACCATTATCCTTCAAGAGCGTCAAGTCTAGACTGCATTTCATTTATTCTGGATGTCATTTCTTTAAAAGCCCCAACTAAGAATAGTGGAATCTTTTCATAATAAATACCTACGGGCTCATCATTTTTATATTGTATTAAAAATTCATTATCAGTATGTTGAACTAAATCTTCAACTATCATACCTAGTTGGTTAAACCAAGGATCTTCTACAACTTCTGGCTTATAATTAAATGTAACTAGGTTCATATTGTTTATGATGTTACTGTAATTAGATACAGATGTAAATGGAGCAACATTATCTTTAAGTTTAATACTGGATCCAGTACCTGTTCTAACTTTAAGAAACCCGCTTGAATCCTGATATATAGCACCTTGACCATTAGAAGAGGTTGTTCCTAGAACATTAGCATTTATAGTGCTTCCAATCTCCATTTTGTTAAAATAAGATGTACCGCTATTTGCAATTATTCCTGATCCAAAAATTGCTCCTTTGCTAAACCAAGCCAAGTCTGAAGTAATCATAATTGTGGTTGTTACATCGTCTAGCGTATACAACGTCATTGAAGCAGCTTCATAGCCGTTAGGTCGTGGCGCTTGTATTTTTAATTGTCCATATGTAGTAATTCCAAAACCTTCAATAGATCCTGGCTGCGATCCTGAGTTTGTATGAAATGTTAATTTATTAAAAACCTCATTTAATGATATTCTAGGAAACGTGTCTGAGGTTTGAGTTCTAATAACGTTACCAGTTAGAACACCAGTATATATATAGTCGGCTACAAGTGCATCTGCTGCTATTGTTCTTGCCTCTAAAATTCCTCCATTTAGCGTAGCGCCGTTTGTACCAGCATTTAATTTTCTAAGTATCGCAACTTTATCAAAGCTAGTAGTTGGCAGATATGCAGCGGCTATTTGTTGAGAAGTAGAGTAACTATTTAATGTGCTAGTTAGCCCAAGGTTAGTGACATAGCTATTTAGTGTTGTTGATAAAGTATTACTTGTAACATAACTTGCTAATGTTGATGAAAATGATCCGTTTGTTACATAGCCTGCAATTGATGAACCAGTTCCAAGAACTGCATTTGTGGCGTATAGGGTTCCATCTATTCCAACTTTAAATTTAGCGTTTGCAGCAACTTGAGATCCTACCCATAGCCTATAGTCTGGATCAGTTGCACTTAGTCTTACTATAGAAGCAAGAGTTCCTGTGGCGTCTCCTAAAGTTATGACTCCGCTACTTTCAATTTTTGTATTTGAGCTTTCAATAGAGCCCACTGTTTTTGATGTTCCATTAAGTGTCCATCCACCTATGTATCCTTTACGGGCATCTATTAATCCGTCAGACGCTTGAATAAAAACGCTTTGTGCCCCAGCTGCATCATGTGCATATAAACCACCAGATTGCATGACAACCCTTGCTCCAGATACTGTTCCATCTTGTGCAAATGTTCCACCAGCAATTATGCTTCCTGTGGTTACTCTAAGGTTTCCAGTAAATGTTCCGCCAGTTGCATTTATTTTACCAGTTGTATATACATCCGATCCGTCCCAGTATAAGAATGAGCTTGCGCTTCCAACTCTAAACTGCCCAGTGTTTAGCCAATAGTTATGGCCATAGTTTGTTGTTGATCTATCTAATATAATTCCGTTGTATGTACCAGCTGTTTGTGTTGGAGTAATTGTATTAGATGTGTTTATAGATTGCGTAATGCCTGTTCCTATTTTAAATAGGTCTGCTGTCTTCCCGCCAATAGATAATATAGATCTTAATTGGACATTGCCTGCTGGGGCATTAGGGTCTGAGACGGGGCCAAAACTTCCAGACGCAACTTGTCCCGCAACTCCAGTGTTCCAAGAAATACTATTAAATGGACTTTTTGCTGTTACCTGCCAATAGTAAACTGTGTTTGGGGTCAAGCCTGTTATAGAAAATTTTGTTGTTGCTTTTCCGTCTACCTGCCCGTACTCCCATAATGGGTTTGTAACGGTTGCAGGATTATTGGGAGACCATCTAATTACATAGCCATTTGTATCTGCGTCTGTACTCGCTGTCCAGGACACATCAATCTTTATACTAAATCCACTTTTATCTTCAGGATCAATTGAAGGGGTTACTGCAACTCCTGTAGGTGCCTTTGGAACTTTTGTTGTATCTATTTCAGAATTAAGAATTTCTACGGGCCCCGCCGTTACTTCTGATATATTTAGATCATCCCACCTATCTCTTGACCTAACCTTAACCCATCTTGGAGCATAGCTAGAAGCTTGAATGGTGACGTTAGTTGAAGTTCCAACATAAACAATATTCTGCACAGCAAAATCACTTGTAAGGCTTTCAAATATAACTACGTCATCTTGTGTGCTCAAAGGATCTAGATCAAATTTAACTCCATAAGACTTGAATCCCGACGTTAGGGTCAGGTTTTTAACTGGCAGTGTTCCGTTTTCTATAACGTGTTGTACTAGGTATGCGGGAGACCTTTCGCTTTCAGTTATTAATTTTGTCTCTTCGTCTTCGTGTAAATATGTGAAAAAAAACTTATACGTTTTATCTTTTACTGGGACCATTCTTATTGTTTTGGTATACGAGTTTGCAGATGTTGATTTAGCTTTTTCTGCAGCGGCGTTTGGATCTGTTTCAAGATCAGCTGGGATTGATTCGCCGCCCCCATCAGTCATCATTGGGTCCGTATATCTCATTTAAAAACCCAAGCCTAGCCTATATTCAATGTCCATCTGCTTGCCTAAAGTTTTTGTAATAACATCAGTTAGCACAGACCTGCTTATCATTCCATAGTCTGTCCTAAAGGAGTCTTCGTCGTTTATTCTAAGTCCGTCCAGAAGGGCTGTTGTTGCACCAGAGCTTTTGGCTTTAACTCCAATTGATATTTTAACTATTGATGATTTATCTGGTGTGCCAGATGTAAATCCGCTGGTATATAAGTTGCTTAACTTTAATGGCTTAACCTTATAGCCTATCGGAGAATCTCCAGTATACTGCGTAGATGTTTCTCCAGGATATCTAATTTCATAATAGTTATTATTTGAATCATATGCTCTTAAGAATATATAGTCTAAGTTTAAATCGCTCTGATAATAAGCCAGGGTCATGCTGTCGTTTGCGCTATACCCAGAGATGTCTAGGTTAAAGTCATAGAAATAATCTTTTGATTGTGATGCTGCTGCGCCAATTGACATATAGTACGGACCTATTTTAGGAGATGATATGGTAACTAGACTTGGGTAACTTCCAGAACTATCTACCCAAGACTGATTGTCCTCAAATGACGATATAGATCTACTTGCAAAGTCAGTTGTGCCAATGGTTATATTTGGGAATAAGCCAATCTCATTGATTATTCCAGATACATCCACTGGAATTGTTGTTTTATATACAACACCGTATGTGCTTTGACCAGTTGTTTGGCTTGTCTGTATATCTACACTTGTTATGTTTACTTCTGATCGATAGAATTCAAAATTAAGCTGTGTATCATTTACGGTTGCTGGTACTGATCCGATTCCTAAAGCAATATCTTTTGCTGTAGTGGTCGCTTGCCCAGCCAAGTATTCCGTTATATACCTTTTACCAAACTTGGTTAAAATGTTTTTAGATCTTGCAATCTCTTTTCCATCTTCATAGAATATGTATTCTCCATAAATATTATTGTCCATATACGTTTGCCCCCACAACTGAATCTCCTACGTGATTTTTAACATTAAAAACAAATTCAATGTACTGATTTTTATTTTTATCTGTGACGAGCTTTTTACTTACTAAAGTAATGTCTTCAAGGTTGGGTGCATCAAATTCATTTGGTAGTGGTGGAGGATCTACAACCTCTGAACCTTCTCCACCATCTCCGTCGACAACAACTTGATCAAAAGAATAAGGGTCAACTATAACATAATAGTCTGGCTTAAGTGTTTTAATTAGCGGGTCGTCGGGGAAAAGGAAAAGCTTTTGAGGCTTTGCTGATGCCGATGAAGGTTGTCTAGTGCTCATATCTACATTCTACCATTTCATCCAGTATAAATCGATCTACAGACTATACTTGTAGTTGGTGGAGAAGTAGAGTCATAAGTGTTGTCTAACGATAATATTACAAATTTGCTAGCCGCATATCCTGTAGGTATACCGACATCTTCTGTGGAATATATTTTATTCTCTGGATACGATATCTCAATAACATCTCCGACCTGCAAAAGAGGGTTAATAAAAGTTTGAAGAGATAACACTTTCTGCTGTTTTGACCATTGGTCTGTCATCCATTTTGCAAGGGCTTTTGCCTCGTCCTCTCTCTGGATCCAAGTAGAGTCAAACGCCACCTGCTCTTTTTTATCCTCATCTGTTAGGTCTGGGTTAATATATTCAAACTGATCAGACGGAGTTATGAAGTCTCCAACCACAATAAATTGCTTTTCTTCTCCGTTGGCAAGAGATGTAAATGCACCAGTATTGTTTAATACAAATGTATCCATAGTAAATGGATCAAGGGATGCTCCAACAATTGTTACGTCCTCGTTATTTACCAGCTTCGTATATCTTGGAAATCCTGGCGTTGTGTATCTTGCCTTAATTCTTCTTAGTTCTCTTGCAACTGGCCCAAATTCTTTTAGCCATGAAACGGTAGATGTTGTTTCACCTTTATTGAATATGAAATCCCCAAAAGTTTTTATTACAGAGGAAGTTCCACCAACAAATCCTTTGTATAAACTATACTCATCTTTTGAAAGAAATTCTTCTTTTGAAAGTGATGTTGTGTAAACATAGTCAAATGCTGACACTCCTTGCAAAGACAACAGGCCTATTTTTTCTGTTATGTTTATTGGGTCTGTATCAATTACTGCAATGACAGCATTATTAATTGATATCTTAAGTGCTAAAGCTTTTTTTGTTCCATTTGCTGGAATGGACCAGTTAGCCTTTATATCAATTCTATAAAGCTCTCCGCCATTAATATTTGTTATAATTGTTCCATCTGTTTCTTTTTGAGACGTTGTCATCTTGATAGGCTTGCCAGCAGTTATTTTATAAAAATTAACATCTCTATAGTTTTTGTCAACTGTTGCATTCTGTGAAGTTCCTATTGTAAGCATATATCCACTTCTATTGTCTGGGCTTAAAGCAAATGCAATACCAGATATTGTTTTTTGATTTCCTGTGGCCTTTTGAGATACCTCATCAACTAATAGCGGGAAATACATATTAGTTCCAATTGCAAAGCTGTTATTGCTGGTTGGTGTTACATCTCCTAAAAACTTTGCATCCTCTTTAGTTGTTACTAGAGAGTATATTGTGTTTGGCACAATTGTATTTGGCTTTGATGGATCATCATTTGGTTTTTCTGTGTGGAGTGGCGCATTGATTGTCATCATTGATCTTGGTATAGAGTTTAAAAGGTTGTCTTTATTCTTTATAGGGTTGCCCTTTTCATCTCTTTTTACTTCTGTCTCTGTTAATTTAAAAATAGATTGATCTACACTACCAAATGTTCCTTCAGCTGAGGTCCACTTTCTACCTTCCCATTCATTGGCAAGTGAGTCTGTATTTACGTTATGGGTTAGTGACGCTGTGTCTGTAGGCTTTACTATTTCAAAAACATTTCTAGCTTTTATTCTGTATATGCCAGTTGGCTTAAATGTGTTTGGTTGGGCCAGGCCTTGATATTTTTGAATATCCGACTCAGATGTTATCCATTTTGATGCAGAGATTTCTTCTCCAAGCGGAATATATTCATATAGAATGGCGTCATATTCAATAATTTCTTTTTCTACAACTAGGTACCCAGTAAATGAATAGAACTGCTTTTCTTGCCCTGATATAACTACTGGTTGTAATCTGATGACTCCATCTTTTGCGTGAAGATCTGGCTTATCGGCATTCCATGGTGGCTCAACTGGGAGTAATCCAGGCTCTATCAAAGCTGCGGCGCCAAGAGTTACTACTGGCGATGTGTACAGGTTGTCAGCGTTTACTAAATAAGAAGAGCTTAGTTGTGGGCTATATAAAATTTTAATCGCCTTTACTGATGGTACGTTGTCAATAGATAAAGAAGCTATGTTTGCTAGGTTCGTAACGGAGCCAGAATATTTTGGGGAATATCTAAACGATGCTCTTATGGGATTATCTTTTGCGAATATCTTATCTCTAGGATAAAACTGCAGGATGTCATTGTGATCAAATATTGCTACCGTTTGTGTGTCTTTACATAAATCTTGTATGTGCTGCCATACAGTTTTTTCTTTATCTGTATACCAGTGGAAAGGCGTTATAGTAGAAGTATCGCTATCGGCTAAATTAAATTGATAATTTGTAAATCCAATTGAATCTAAGAGCCTTCTGATTATTGCAACGGAAGACATGTCTGATGTTACTATGTCTGGTGGCTTTATGTATTGAAGTTCTCTAGCACCGTCCAAGGACATTATGTCTACCAAGCCAAATTCATCAACGCTATAAGAATCTATGTAGAATGTTCCAAGCTTTACAATCTCCATATCAACTCTTACGTATGGCTTAAGGATAACATTTTTATATAAATTGATTTTATTTTTATTAAATGAATTTATCTTATCGTAGTTTTCATATCCTTTGTCGTATGCATTTACTGAAATTCTCATTGAGTTTGCTGTTACATCTCCGACTGGGACTATGCCGTCAACTTTGTCAGATGAGTTTGCTGATATATTAAAAGACTCTACCCTATCTCCTATATCAATAACATATCTTGCTGACAGCTCGACCATTCCGAGAAATCCTAATTTAGGCGCAGTGCTTGTATCTGGTTTGGTTGATATTGGCACACTTATCTTTTTTACTTCTAGTTTTAATTTATGAATGTCAATAGATTTTTGAGTATCTAGATCTGCCTCAACAGTTGTCCATGTTGGAAGTCCGTTATAGTATATGTTTATAACACCATTAACAATCCCAGCAGATGTTCCATTATAGATTGTTGTTTCGACCCCGTCCTTATTTGTTGCTTTTAGGTTCCATTCTGTTGGAGTTGAGTGTGATGTTTCAAACTTAACAACTATTTTATTAGCCGCCGCTGTTTTTAAAATTGGGTACTCTACAGTTAATATGCAATTGGTTAGAGATGTATCTCCTGTTGGGCTAAGCACTACAGATGGGGATACCCAATATTTATATGGCAGCTGCATGCTTGAAAAGTATAATCTTTTATTAAAAGAACTTGACGATGCATATGACTGCTTTGACCCTATTCCACTTTCTAAGTTTGCCTTTACGCTTCTGTCTCCGTCAATGATATACTGAATGCCAGCCATCTTTGGTCTTCTTGGATCTATTATGCTGGTTATTGGAAATAGCTTTTCAAATGGTCTATAAGTATTTCCATAAGCATCTGTTTTTGTTACCTGAAGATCACCAGAAGGATTTGCGGCTGTTCCATTTGGGCCACGCATAGTAACGCCATCAATTAAATCATTCATGTTATATTCTACGAAGCACCCATTAGTCATTTTAAATGACTGTGACGTGTTTAAATATCCAAGTAAGCCTGGTGATCCTGTAATCATTAAACTTCTTCCAGTGCTATAGATACATCCCAGAATTCTTGCGCCTCTGGCAGAACCGTAACAGCAGATGCCGTTGATGAGGCAGGTGTTCCAGATATAGTTCCTGCAACAGTAAATGATGTTGGGGTTGCTGCGGTGATAGTAAATACTCCGTTATATGCTGCAAATGTTGCTCCAGATACGCTAATCTTATTTCCAACTGCAAAACTATTTCTACCAGTATATGTTGTTACTCCAGCAGCATACGATATAGCGGTTATGTTTGAATTTTTAAATACTCCACCCGTTTTTAAATTTCTTTTTGTAACAGTAAAACTACAAGATGTGAATGACATCATCATTGTTTTTTCTCTTGAGGCGGTTCCGTTTGGAGAAACTTTTACATTAAATGCACCCTGGCCAGCAACTGACTCATAGAACTCTTTAATGTTCATAGCCCCCCAGGCTCCATCTACAGTCATAGAAGAATATGTTGGTAAGCCTACCCAACTAACTGAAAGCATGTCTTTATCAGCAATAAATATCTTTCTTAATGTTCCATTTGACATTCTCTGGGTTTTTTCAATTCTCTGTATATCCAATGTAGCGCTTGCTCTATTGTGCTCGCTTAATGCCTGCCAGACTACAGGGGTAACCGATGTGTTTTCAAATGTTATAAGGGATCCAAGCGGAAGGGTTAGTGCCATTATTTAACTCCTACTGTCATTGATGTGCCAGACATTTTAGAATTGCGGGAATCAAGAGTCTTGATTGCTGTGATAGTCTTCTGTGTTACTATATTTGACAATTGATTTATATCCCCATCGAAGCCGTTAATATTATTTGTAATATTATATGTTGCTCCACCCATTGTAGCATTATTAGCGTTTGGATTAAAGGGGTTCATGTTAGCAGGAACTACTGCTTCATTTTTATGAAGCATAGCAAGCATATCAGCTGGTACGTTATTTATTCCAGTTTCAAATTTAGGAATAGACATATTGGCAGAGTATGTAGGATTTACATATCCTCCATCTGCCATTCTTGGCCTTGCAGAAGGTACAGAAACTTTTGGTTTTACTGTAACCTTTGGCTCAACCATTGATATTGGAGGAAGATTTTGTATATGGATTCTCATTAGATTAACTAATTCTTCAACCTTTAGCATCTGCTCAAGACTGCTATAGCTGTTGCCAGACATACTCTGAAGCCAGTCTGGATTAATTCTTCTAGTGTTTCCTTCTTTTATTATTGCATCTGTATTGTATCCTGTAACAATTTTCCAAAGGTCGTCTTCTGTCCAAGGAGTAACCTCTTTAGCAGCTTTTTCTGCACCGAAACGGCTATCATTTACAACACTTGTTTTTACCTTACCAGTATTTAAAAGATCTGCTAGAATTCCAAATTGATCTTTTTGTATTCCAAACATTCCGCCTGCTGCAGCCGTTGCATCATCTACCACCCATCCTTCTGTAGGCTTAAAGAATCTGCTTGCGTGTAAATATCTTCCATAGTCTGCACTCATTGGTTTTGTAAAATGTTTTGGATCAAGCTTTGCGACATGCTTGCTTTTTGCTAGTGCCAACCATTCAGGAACAATAATTGCCATTTCATCAGTAAATCCTCCGCCAGCAAAAACTGGGCTTGGTATTTCTCTAGGTAGTAAATCTATAGTAAACTTTCCCTTAGTTAATTTTGAGCCAGGCGAAGGAGGTGTACCGTAATTACGAGATCCAGGATTTGTTGCATAATCAAATCCCTCGTCTAGGCTATAATATCCGCCAGCTTTTGGATTTCCAAATTCATCAACCAGGGGGGAACCATGAATATCATATTTGCTAAATCTAAGCGGGGTTTCTACGTCCAAGCCTAAAACATTTTTTACATAAGATTCGTTTAGTGCTTGAATAAATGGGCTTGGCCTAGCAACAAGCTCTTCTTTTGTTCCAGTCATTAGTCTTGAAGAAGTTGTAACGCCTGGTAATTGGCTTGCAACATGCAATAAAAATTCATCAAATGTCATTGCTGCTCGGTAGTACCTACCAGCAGTGGGTAGTGGAGCTAAATCTTTCTGTTCAATTCTTTTACCATTTTTATCAATACGAGCTCTTCTAATAAATCCTGTTTTAATTAGGTCTTCATATACTACGGCATACTGGCTTCTCATTGCTGCTCCGAGGTCACCGTCTAGCATTAGAGCCCCTCTATCTCCAGCCCCTCCACCAATTACGCTAGTCTTTGAGCCAAAAGCCGTGGACCATCTTGGATCGGCTTCAGCTCCACCAATTGTATATTTAAATGCAAAAGAATCTGTGCCATCTATATTTTTTAATCTTACATCTTCTAGGGAAGCTTTTAATGCTGCGGCTTCATTATATGGCACAAACCTTGATTTTTCTGACATAGGGCGATCAAGTCCGACAGATTTTAACATAGCATCTCTGTAATCAGACCAACCTCCCCATTTTTTAAGAAGCTCTTCGTTTTTATAAAACGCAGCGCTGCCTGAATCCATTTGGGTTTGTGTAATTTTTGGGAAAGGCTTACCTATTGGAACCTTTATACCAGCAAGCATTGCTATCATTTTTTTCTGTTTGTAAGATAATGTTTCTACTGGTGCTTGTGTGTAAAGGCTTTCCCACCACATTGGATTTTGACGAGCATACGGATCAGCCGCATCTGTTTTAATTGATGGCCTCCAAGGCCAGTTCATAATATCATCTACGTTGCCATCAAGAAGTTCTTGGAATAAATATCTTGGGTTGTCAGTTATGGTTCCTACATTACCCGTACCGATAAGACGTGGGGCGAACCTTCCTTCTGATTTAGCTATACTTGTTGCAAGATTAATTTGCTGCTGTATCGCCATTCTGGAGGCTTCCCCAGGAGTAATTGATTGAGTAAGTGTTTGTGTCATTTCATCAGACACGCCAGGTCTAGCTACCTGTTGAGAAATTGATGGCGGGCGAAGTGTAGAGCTTGACATAACAGGAGATAAATTATCCATAAATGGTCTTGCCGTACCAATCATTATTGCTGGTATTGCATTCTGAGCAAATTTAGATGCGGTTGCTCCCATATATGGAATTGAGCCTTGAGGCAAAAGGGTTCCTAGTGATGGAACACCAAACTTTGCTGCTCCGTATGCACTAACACCAGATCTAACTGCTGCGCTTCCTGCAGCACCTCCCAAGAATAGTGAGCCAACGTTTAGTCCACTTAAGCCATGCTTAATCATAAATGCTTTATCGGCCTCTGATTTTAATCCTGCGGCTTTTAGGTCTTGAATATCTTTCCATTGAGCTTTATTGTTTGTGCTAAGGAATTGTGGCGTTCTGCTAGCAGTGTTTCCTGCCATATACATTGATAGCAACCAATCAGCGGACCTTCCAGTTTCTTTAACCATTTCAGACAAGAAGTTTCCTGCTTTTTTATACCAAGGCTTTGGCGCTTTATAATTACTTGCCATATGACCTGCAGGCAAATGCTTATGTCCTGCTGGGCCACCGTCGTGGAATCTCTTTGCATTTATTAATCCACCATTTGCTTTTTTAACTGGATTATCTAAATTCATTTCGCCAAAATTTTTAAACTTTGAAAAATCAAATGGCTTGTTATCTAAATTAAATCTTTTTCTTATTGATAAAATATCGTCTCTACTTATATAAGAATTATATCCTGACACTCCATTTTGCATAATGTTAAAGGCTTCAAGTGTGAGTGGGTCTGACAACTGGGCATGCTCTCTGTCTACTCCTTCGCCTTTCAAATTTGTTCTGTTATTTACAGTTGACAGTAAATGTATTAGCTCATGAACCATTAAATCCCTATAAAGATTTTTTGTTAGCGGTGTGCTATTTTTCCAGTTATTTTGTGGAAGATTAATTCTTCCTAGGGAATTGGACGGCTCTTTAGTATTGTAGCCACCCGTATATCTCCAAAATTGATCTTTGCTATCCCAGCGGGATTGGTCTGGTATGTAGTCGCTATCAGAACCTGCGCTAGCACCCGTTTCATTATTATTTTTAAATTTAGCATGTATGTATTGGTCAAACTTGCTCGGCATCTGGTCTTTAGATGGTATGGGTATAAATTTTAACCCAGTCTCGTTAGAAAGCATTTGCATCGCATTTATTAATGGCCTGTAGTTTTTATCCCTTTGGTTTAAATCTTTTGCTGGGTCTGAGACGACAACATAAATAGGTGATCCAGAGCTTGTTGGGAAAAGCTCTCCTGCAGCATTTCTTTGCTTATATGCTCCAGCCAAAGATTTAATCTGTGAAAGTATTCCGAAGCCGCCAAGTGCTAATGATGGAATTAGTTTCTTTAGCATAGAAGCCTTGTCTTTACCTTGAGGGCTAATTTCTTTTCCATCAGGAGATGCAAATTGTCTATGCTTATGTCCTACTAATCCACCCTTATGGAATTTCTTTATTCCGTGTAGAGGATTCATAATTCCTTTTATTAATTTAGGAATTGATGATACGCCCTTGGATATCGGTCCGCCTGCAAACGTTGATCCTATGCTTGTGTAGTCGTTCCATTTTCCTTCGCCTGCGTATATATTAGTCGCAGACTGCTGAAGGTATTTGCCAAAAAGTTCATATAATATTGGGCCGCCAGGATTCATATGTTTCATAACTGGTGTCATTGTATTAGAGAATGAATGCACAAGCTTAGACCAATCAGATCTCTTGCTTGGATCTGAAACTTCTCCTGGTTCTAAGAACTTAAGCCAATTAATGCCTCCAGAATTTCCAGCACTTGAAGTGTTTCCAAGATTCATGCCTTGCTCTTCACGGTATTGATCTACTGTCTTATACTTACTCTTAATCTTTGGCAGATTTCTTCCGTGACGATGACCTACTGGTCCGCCTGTATGGAAGCCAATAGCTTTCTTGACTTTCTTAAATAGCTTGCCCCAGTCAATAACTGACTCCATCGATCCGCCAGAAACTAATGTTCCATTTGGACCAATCAGTTCGCCGCTTGAACCGAGCATTCCTCCGCCTTCAATGGAACCTCCGCCTTCAAGTCTGCCTTTACTTAAAAAGTTTTTATGCTTTTCTGGAATAAACTCTGGATAAATTGTTTTGTATTTATCAGGCAGGAATAATTCTGCTCTTCTGTTTCTGGCTCTGTTCTCAGCAGTTGTATTTGGAACAAGAGGTCTGTACTCCCCGTATCCCACTGGCAAAAATGCTGTACCAGGAACAAACTTTGACATATATTCTGCAATAGCATTTGCTCTATTTTGTGAAAGGATCTTGTTGTCTTTTCCTTTACCTACAGAGTCTGTGTGTCCTTGAACAACTATTGATGCTAGCTTATGCTTAATAAGATCTTTAGCAATTGCTTGAAGTTCTAGTCTTTGCTCTTTATTTAATGTGTAAGAGTTTGTAGCAAAATTAGCTGTGATTGGCGGAACTTCAATTTTAATAATCTGCTTATTAGCATCTTGCCATGCTTCTATTGGGCCCATTAGCTTTCCGCCCTGCATGTTTACATTTATATTTGATGTGCCAGTTCCAAATGAACTAGTGTGTGTAGATAAAGGAGTTGGCTTTACAGGTCCACCCGCTGCATATTTACCAGCATTCAGTGCATCAAAATGATCTACTCCATATTTGGCTACCGAGTCTGCTTTAATTACATATTCGCCATTTGATAAGTAAGCTGGGATAGAATCAGATGTTGCAGTTCCTGCTCCTCTAATATGTCCACCGTCTGCCTTAGTATAAGGGTTGACTGTTCTGCTTATATTCCCATCTTCTTTTATTCTGTAAGTGGATACCTTGCCATCTTTATCCCTTACTGAGAAAAATTCTCCAGGAACTAGGCCTTTTTCTTGAGCAAGCTTTTTTAGTTTTTGACTAATTCCCCACGGCCCAAAGTCGTATATCCCACCATATCCTGCAACATCTGCGTCACTGAGCTGGCTTGTTCCTATTCCAGCATTTCCCAAATTGTATGGGTTAGCACGTGTTCCATCTCCACCAGCACCAATGTTTAATCTCTTTCCATCAATGTTTATAATTACATTTCCACTAACATCTATGCTGCTTAATGCACCAAGTTTGCCTTCAAGGCTAGCAACCATTGCAGCGCCTAAGTCTAGATCTTTTAATCCATTAAGTTTAACTCCAGCTTTTTCTGCTGCGTCAGCAACTGCTGCAAGCATCTTCTTTGATGCTTCGCTTGACTTCCAAGCGCCTCTTGTTGCTTCTGGCTGCTTTAGCAATTCAATTTGCCAATTAAGCATTGCAGTATTTATTGCTGAAATAGAACTTTCTGCATTAGTAATTTTGCCACTTAGATCCCCAAGCTTTTCTCCTGCTAATTGAGCATTGTCTGAGATTCCTTGCTGCTTGCTCTGTATGGCTTCAATTAGTTTTTGAAGTGGAACATTCTTTAGAATATTTGAATCTTCAATTGATTTTTTCTGTGCGTTATATTGAAGCTCACTTTGGTATCCTTGTATATCAAGGCTTGCTTGTTGAGCACCAGCAATGTTTCCAGTTGCAAGTGCGGCATCATATTCTGCCTGCTTCTTTGCAATCTCTCTTCCTATATCGCCTTCTTGCTTTGCTGCATCTAGCGCCTTAAGTCTTGCATCTGCAAGCTTATTGTTTGCATCTATTTGTTTTTGAAGTGAAGCAATCTTATCTCTATCTGATATTTGATCTGCTACAGATTGTCCTCTTGCTGCCTTTTGATATTTTGCCTGAAGCTGTAACATTCTGTCTAGATCAACATATTGCTTTTTCAATACGCCTTCTCTGTTGGCAGATTCAACTTTTTTACCTAAAGATATCTGAAGGTTATAAAGATCATTTGTCTGCTCTGCGTTAAGGGCCCTTAAGTCTCCAGTGTATCCCTTAACTTGAATTCTTGTTTTTTGCCATAAAGATAAAGCAGTTTCTTGCTCGTTAACAATTTGTCTAATTGATGGGTCAATTTTTGCCATCTCATCAACGACCTCTTTGGTTAAGTAAACTTGATTTTCAACTTGGCTATTAATTTCGTCAATAGCAATTTTTTCTTGATCAAGCATTAATTGCTTTTCTTGACCACTTGAAAAGTATGTTCCATCCTTAGCTGCTTTTTTACGTGCTTCCTTTAAAGCTTTTGCTTGTCTAGACTCGACATCCGTAGACAAAGCCATCATTGCAGTATTTAGCTGATTTGCTTGTTCTGTTGCATCACGGTTAGTTGCCATTGCGGTAGTCAAACTATCAATTGCAGATGCTGCAGCAGACGCTGTATCCTTTATGTCATTAAATCCTTGTGAACGAACTGTGTAGGCTGCGGCATTTGCTGATTGGTCTGATAATGCGTACATAGTGTATATCTTTTTAGCTGCATCTTCTGCTGACATGCCCATAGCAATTAATTGCTCTTTAAGTCTTATGGCAAGCTCTCTTTGTTTTTCTGGGTCTTCGTTGCCTGTTTGATTAATTAAAGCTACTTGATCAGAATAATTAGTTTTAACTTCTTTTTTTAACTTCTTGTATTCTTCAATAGTTATATCTAGTGGGGTTCCAGATCCTTGCATGCTTTCATACAAAAGAGTATTTCTTTCTTTTAAAGCTTTTGCATTATTGATTGCTTCTTTTATTTTGTCATTAAAGTTTGTAAATTTAAGTCCTGCTTTTTCTGCAGCTTCTGCAGTCATGCCATATCCTAATGCATTTAGTCTAAGAGCCTCTTTGTGAGCCTGCCATTTATCCCATGCAAACTTTGCTATTGCAGCACCTGCTCCAACAGCAAGATTAAATCTAGTAAATATGCTTAATGATGTTCCAAGTGCTTTGCTGAAAAGATTTGAGCTTCCAGTTAGCTTGCTTAGCATTGTTCCATATTTAGTTAGCTGCGGAGCACCCGTAATTTTGTTAGCTCCAACTGCAAACATTGGAGTTCTTGCTTTTATAAATTTATCGCCCATAATGCTTGCGCCTTTACCGCCGCCCATACCTTGTCCCATTAATAAGAATGGAAGGAATGACCCCATTGTTGATAATGCGTTTCCAGGAGTTCCGCCAATTTTTTCACCAGCATATTTTGAGCCCTCACTTACGCCCATAATTAGCAAGAGCTGCTTGAGCATTGGAATTATTCCACCAAGCCTAAATCCATTCGGAATAGCTCCGCCAGCCTTATATCCATTTGGAATTATCCCTCCAGCATTTCTTGGAACAAATAGCTCTGGTCCTTTTTCTCCAACAATATATGGCTGGCCTGCATTGACTGGTCCACCCATTTCTCTTTTTTCTATTCCAAATACCAACTGTTTTAAAGTTTCTGTTAGTGGTGTATCTTTTTTAGATTCCCAGTTTGCAAACTTCTTTCTTAGAATTTCTCTATCTATAGTAGATAAAACTTTTCTTCCCTCTGGTGCAGAAAGAGTAGATGAGGCTGCAGATCTGATTACAGAGTCCATAATGCTTGGCTCTAATGCTTTTACTAAATGTCCTTGTGCATTCTTTGAGTATCCATATGGCATTTCTTTAGCAAGTTCGGCTGCGAATTTATCATACAGAATTCTTTGAGTTCTCTTAGTTAGTCCAGTAGAACCAAAAAGCTTTTCAGCCATTCCAATTTGTAGTGATGTTACGCCCCATCCTCCAGTAGAATCTTTACCAAAGCCAGCTCCAATTTTATGCATTGCCTTACCTTTAGTTAGGGCTGCAACTAGTCCGCCAAACATAAAGCCGTTCGCATCAGTCTTAAATGCATTGTCTGAAAGACTTACTGAATGGCCAGATTGTCTGCGCTTTAATTCATCTGCTGCAACCATCTTTGCTATAGCAGCTGGGGTCATTTGTTTTTCTGGTGAGATCTGTAATCCTGAGTGAACTCCGTGAAGTTCTTTCCAATTAACTCCTCGTGCGTCAGAAAGTCTTCTAATCATTGCTTCATAAACAACTTTTTCTTCTGCATTTAAGTCAAATCTTGCAACAGTCTGCTTTAGTTTTGGCAAAGCATCTTCAATTTCTTTAAGCATACGTGAATGATATTGATCTGCTGTCATTCCATTTGGTATGCTGTGGGTAGATTCGGCAAAGAACTTTTTAGCTCCGCTGCCCTTTCTTCCAAGAAGATTTATGTATGCCTGTTCTTTTACTGATGGCATCATTGCTGCGTACCCTCTGAGCCCAGAAGCTGCTGAGAATACTCCAGCTGGACCTACATCTGAAAGAACATTGCCCGATAAATTACCTCTTGCTAAATCTTTATCTCCACGTAATGCTGACGCAACTAGCTGTCTAAAGTACTGGTCTGTTGTGAACGTTGCGTCGGTTGCTGCTAGAGTTGGATCAAATTTTGACTCAAGTGCTAATAATTTTCTTTTGCCAGTTGGGTCAGTGGGATCTCTCATAACAACAATTTTTTGTTTTGGGGCATGTAGTCCATGAACGTCACGAGCAATTTCTGTTGCTCTCATTTCCGCAAGAGCCGCTCTTTCGTCTAGCACTGGTTTTACGAATACCTTTTCGTCGCCCTTCATGTAGAGCCCGCCCACTCCTGCAACAGGGAAACTTCTACCAGTGGTTGGGGATAAAAGTTCTCCATATTGAGTTACTGGTTTCTTTGCAAATCTTGATTCTGATACGGCGGTGCTTGCTTTTTCCATTGCCGCCCTTGCTGCTCTTTGTGCTTCAACTTGTTTAATAGATCTTGGCATGCCAACAAAGAAAGGCTTACCATATCCGTATCTTCCTTTTTCTACGGTTCCTCCAGGAACTTTTCCGCCTGCATTTAAACTTTCAATTCTTGCAGTATATAGAGACCCTATTCCGTCTTTTAATTCTCCAGAGGCAGTTACGCTTCTTCCTGCTTGTCTACCTCTAACTGTTCCGTAAGAAAGAAGTTCGTCAAAGAAATTTGAATTATTTCCTCCGCCAACTTTATTTAAATGTCTTCTTAAAATTCTTTCTGCAAACATTTCAAATGTGTCGTCTGGACCAAAGTTTGGCTTTGTGCGAGATTTTCCTCTGCCACGTAATGCTGTGATCAATGATCTGTATGCTTTCATAAATTGAGCTGGGTTTCCGCTATAACCTAAATTTTCTGCAGCTGATCTCATAATCACCATCGGATGAATTGGTACACTTTCTAGGTCATCTGCAAAGGCTGATGCGTTTCCACCGCTAATTGCTTTTTTGTTTGCACTTGATGACTGAGGACCCATTGCCCCTGGTACAAAATAATCATCTGATCCTTCTATGCTTCTCTTACCTGAAAAATGGCCCTTCTCAATTCCCTTCCAAAGTCCTTTAATTTCTTTGTCAGTCATCTTTTCAATATCACTAGGCTTGTAGAAACCACCTGTTTTTGGATTTGGATAAAGTCTGCCAAACATTGTCATACTTTCATTTAGCCACTCACGTTGTCTGGTTGCGTTACCGCCAGTTTTTGTATCAAAGAAAGCTCTTGCAAAAACCTTTGATCTTCCTTCTGGTATATACCTAGCTCCTAGCTTTCTTACCATTCCTGGAATAATTGAACCGCCAAATACTCTTCCCATTCCAGATGTATTTCCTGGTCCGCCGTTTAGCTCGTACATTAAAGGCATATTTCTTTGTGCAATGTGCGCTGGTATTACTGCTTCTCCAGGTGTTAATACAACTGGGACCTGACCACCTTCTTGTGCATAATAAGATTTGCCTCCAAGAATATTTGTTATTAATGGTAGATGCTTTTCAGTAGCAGCTTTATTGATTACAAATGATCCAGGCTCAGCTGTTGTATGGTATGTATCTGTGTCGCCAGTTCCTGGAACAAAACCACCTTTTGCAAACTTTGGCTTTGTTGTCTCTATGTTGTATCCAGCACCAGAAGTTCTTACCCCGCCAAGAGCTCTTGCGATTCTATCAACCATTGCTTTTGTAGGTCCTTTATGGAACATCTCTTTCATATTAGACTTTCCTGTAGCTGGATCTACTACTGGCTGAGAGGTTAGTGGTACTGTTCCTAGGTTTGCTGTTCTGCCCATTCCAGCTGCAGTTAGTCTTGTTGTTTCTGCAAGCATTGCTTCTACGGTTGCATTTAATGAAATAATTCTTGCTCTAGCTTGTTCTACTGTTATTTTACTTTGCTGAACTTGCTGAACAATTGCTGCAGTTTCTTTTGCTGCAAGGTCTGTTATCTGGCTAAACTCTGGCAACAATGCTTGGTAAGAATCAGATAAGCTTGATGTAACAGTTCCTGTTGCCATCACTTCCGCCTTTAGTATCTTAAGCTCTGCTTCAGATTGCATAGCAATAGCGGCTGTCATTGCATGCCATTTTGCAGCTTCTGCTGCAACAATTCCTGTGGAGGTTCCTCCTATTGATGTTAGTCCAGGTATTTTTGGTAGATCGCTGTCCATATAAGCCTGTGGATTTCTGCCAACTCTTATATTTACTGGCTTTGATCCTGGTACTGTTCCAAATATTGTTCCTGCTTGTGGATTTCCAGATGGAATTAAGTGAGACATGTCTCTAGAATATGGTGCACCAACTAGTGGATTATTTTTATCTACCACTCTTCCAGCGGGTCCTGCTGCCATAATTACTCCGCCTGCTACTGTTGATATTGCTGGCTGAACAGATACTTTGGCTGCATTTGCTTTTGCTTCTAGATTTATAAATGACTCTGCAAGTGTATTTACTGCATTAGATAAAACAATAGTTGCTTCTGTATCCGAGTAGAACGATGTTGCAAGACCTTTAGCAGCAGCATCTGCGGCTATGATCTCTGGTGTTAATAATTTAAATCCTTGCCCACCCTTTGCTAATTGTCTTAGATGGAATATTCCCTTGATTACATATCCAATAAAGTTGCCCATAACACCAGCCAACATAATAAGAGGTCCAGCAATTGCTGTGAAACCTCCTAATACATTTAATAATGTTTTAACTGGCTCTGGAAGCTTCTGGAAAAACTTTATAATTGAGTCGACAACTTTTAATACCTTTGTGCTTATTCTTAAGAATTGCTCTCCTGCGCCAGCTAGGTCTGCTTGAACTGATGCCCAAGCTCTTTTGAACTGCCCAGAGGCTGATTCTGTCATCATCTTTAATTCTCGATCTGAAATTGCTGCTAGGTCTGTTACGCTGGCCTTCATTAAGTCCATTACCTGAAGTGTTTGTGATCCAGACTTTCCTAGGTTTTCAAATAACGCCGACATTCTTGCAAACTGGAACTTACCAAATAGCTGTTCAATTGCTCTTGATTTATCTAGAGGATTAAGTTTGTCTAGAGCTCCTTGCAATTCTAATATTGTTGCAGTTAAGTCTCCAGCATTACTATTTACAATTCCTTTTAGATCAATTCCAAATCCAGCAAATTGCTCTGTTGCAACTTTAGTTGGGTTAATAAGTGATGCCATTGCTGACTTAATTGCGTTTGCACCTTCTGATGCATTTACTCCGCCTTCTTTCATTGCAGTAAGGTAGAGGGCTAAATCTTTTACATCTCCGCCAAGAGATTTGATTACAGGCCCTGCCTTTGGAATAGCTTCTGTCAGGTCTGCAAGGCTTGTGGAAGTCTGGTTTTCAACTGCGTTAAGGAAATCGATTGATTGTGCAAGTTCATCTGTGTTTTGCTTAAATGCATTTTGAATAGCAAGAGTTGCTTTCATTGCATCTTGTCTATCAACTTCACCAAGAACTGCAAGTCTAGTTGTTTGCTGTGTGGCTGCGATTAATTCATTGCCCTGTTGTCCAGTTGCTGCTAGGTCTGCAGCAAGTGCAATTGTTTCTTTATAGGCAACACCGTAGGATCCAGCAATTTCCCTAGCTGTGGCTGTTACATCTTTTCTTACCTGTGCCAGATCTGCAGATGAAGTTGCTGCAAGCCCTCCATAAACTTTTGTTAATCTTACTAATTCTGCGTCTGCTTCTCTGAATGCTTTTTGTGCTGCCGCTCCGAACATAACCAAAGGAACAGTTAGTCCTACTGTAAGCTGACGACCAGCCCATTGAGTATTTTTACCCCAGTTAATAAGACCTGTTGATCCGTCAAGCATTACCTTGTTCATTATTGCGGCTTCTTGTCGAGCAATAGCCATCTTGTTCTTTATTTCATCAAGACCTTTTGCAACCATGACATTGTATTGCATTTGTCCTTGTGCATTTTTGCCTACAGGCTGAACTATAGCCTGTTGCAGCATTACCTGCTGCTTAGCTAAGTCTCTAATTAAATTGCTTGTCTTCTTTGTATGGCCGCTCCAAGCGTTGTAATAATCGTTGAGCTTGAGACGGCCTCTATCTAAGTTCTTTCCGAACTTGTCTACGTCTGATGATAGGGATACAAAGTGTTGCGAGAACTGTCCTGTTGATGTTAGCGTTGTTGCAAACGACTTGTTCATTACAGCAATTTGATTTGCTAGTTTTGCGTTTGTTCCCGCTGTTGTTTCTTGCAGTTTTATGAGTTGGGCAGTAACCGCAGCTAGCTGAGCTCTTAAGCTCGTAAAGTCTGCGTGGGCTGTAATATTGGTCGTTATTATATTATCTGCCATATATATATATTACTCTATAGAGTATCCTAATCCTGCTCCGATGCCAAATCCAGCTTCTGCTGCAAAACCACCTTGTAATGAAACAACATCATCTGCTGATGCTTCTATACCAAGTGCTCTTCTTCTAACATCTTCGAAGGTTGATCCCTCCCCATTTTGATTACTGCTTTCATTTAATTCAACACCCTGAATTAAAGCTAAGAACTTTCTTTTCTCTTCTTCAGTTTTTTGCATTGACTTAAAAGTCTGGACCATCTCTGGCATTGAAAGACTATCTTCTAGTTCTTCGTAATTTTTCCAATTACCTAAAAGAAATACTTCCCCTTCTAAGGCGGCTAAATCTAGTTCTGACCAGCCAGTACTGTTGCCGCTAGTAGGTTTGGGTCGTCCATCTTAATTCCTCCGCATACTTCAAGAATGCGATTGATTGTTGGAACGTCAAGTGTGTCTTCAAATGCGTCAATATCTTTAACTAGCTCTGGGAGTTGCTTTTCTAAAGCCACTGCACATGCTTCAATTAAAATTGTTAGTGTTTCGTCTTCTGATGTTACTTCTGCTGTCTTTTGAATGACTATCATAAACTTGCGAAGCTCTTTAATTGTTAAAGGCTTAAGTTTAACTGTTGCGCCATTTTGTAGTTGAATCTCTTCAACGTCGTATACTGTAGTTGCCAATTTAATCCTCCTAGGATCTTGTCTTAATTATTGTATCATATCCAAAATACAAGAGCAATAGAAAACCCCCTAATTTCTTAGGGGGCATTCTATTAATTAAATTAATTAATTATGCTACTAGGACACGGTCAACAATAACGCCGTATTCCTTGCCTTGCTTTGCTTCTACTGGAAGCAAACGGAAGGTTACTGGGAATGTTGTTGCTGCGTTACGTGATAGTGAGAACTGTGACTGTTGTACAGAAAGAACACGACGAGCATAATATACACGCTCTGCCTTTGTTACGCCTTCTGTAGGTGCCTGTCCAACTGCTATTAGCTGACGCTCTGTTGGTGCAATACCAAGAGCTCCTGCCTCTAGACCAATTGTAGATGTCTTTGCATCTGTTGCTCCTGATGTTGCTGCAGTTCCTGCCTGTCCGAATACTGCAAGAACGTTCTCAAGAGTACCTTCAGCAAGCTCTGTTGCAATCATAACTTCCATTGACTCTTTGAAAAGCTTTGCTGAGTCAAGAAGCTGATCTACTGTTACTGAACCGTATGATGGGTTGTAAGTAATTTGAAGACCGTTATTTGTAAAACCTACGTTTCTCCACTTTGCAGCGTTTGCTTGCAAGTTAAGAGTGTCTGCGTATGGTACTGTTGCTGGTACTGGTGGTGTTGCTCCTGCTGCTTTTACAACAAAGTTTACACCGTCGGTTGAACCTGGCTCCATGTCTTCCTTGTAGTTTGCTGATGTTGAATCAAGTGCTGACAAGAATAGTGGAGAAGCTCCAACTAGAATATTTTTGGCTGATGCCATTTGTATTACCTCCATTAAATAAATATATATATTGACTTACTTTTTAAATCTAAATCAAAGCTGGCTAGGCTTTTTCCTCTTAGCTAATTTTACTGGATAACTATACTAAAAGCAACTAGTTGAATCTACCCTTAGAATCAGTAGTCCTGGAGTATTTGACCTCTAGGATCACATCTGTTGACATAAAGCCTTTTAATTCTAGGGAGGGCTCTATGGGTGATGTTTCTATCACATGAATACTATGGAATTTTAGCTTACTGGGCCGAATTGAATTATTTACATCTTGGGCAGATTCGTCCATTCTTCTGAATAGGTCCATCATGATGTTTCTTATTTCATAGATTTCTGTGACATCTGTTGAATATATAGTAAAAAGAATTTTCTCGCAGGCCAAGAGCCAGATGTCTTCAAATGAAAGGCCTATCTTGTCATAGATAATGTGCTTCTTTCCATTTAAAAATTGATCCATTTCTGGGGATTGCTGTACTGGGATAATGGGTATAATCTCTGTACCTAGGTTATCTGAATAATAATCATAGGCATCAAATATGCCCGCCGCCTTTAATTCTTTCCATAAAAATTTACGAAGCTCAAACATTGCGTCTACTTTATAATCTACGGTCATAGTGAGCCTCCAAATGCTGCATGTAATGATGCGTCTGCCTGTACCCTTATTTTACCAGGGGTGAAGCTATATTGCACTTTTTTAATATTCATTGGAACATCAAGCGCTTTTGCTATTTTTGAATTAAATATCCTTTGTAGCCCAGACGATTTAATTGAAGCATTAACTAATTGACCTCCAAAAAATCTTCCATACGACAATGCAAACTGATGTGAGGCTTGGGCTCCACCAGGCTTCTTAACGGTCACTGACGTGCCTTTGGGCATAAAGACTGTTTCACCATCCATCTCGAACACAAGTCGCTCAGCGGACCTTGGGCGGATTACTATGGGCATTCCAGCTTCCATTACGTCTGCCTTGTTTGCAAATACATATTTTTTCTTTTGTTTTTTATTTTTAGTTGGTACGGATGAAACTGATGGCTTAAAGTTATAATTTATTCTAAATGAAAGTCCGTCTGTTTCAATTGTATAAAGTTTAAATAGTCTAGAGGACGGTGTGCCTGTCTTATTCCATTCATAAACATGGTGTAATGATCTAGGCTTTGTTCTTGCCTGTGAATCCATATATAGCCCAAAATCTTTTTCTATCTGATTAAAGATAGTTGTTTTAAACAAATTCTTAAATGATTCGTTTGTAGTTAATTTAGACATTACTGCAGCCTCATAATATAAAAATGCAGATATCTGTGCAACTGTGCTGTCCTTTAAAATTCCTGGGGCTGAACCTGCCATCAATCTTTCAAGCCCACTAGCAGTCTGAATTAAGGCTACGCTAGAATCCAATTTCCTGATTCTCCGATCTCTTTGCAATAGAGTTATATGCAAGGACATTACCAAATGGATCGGTAATCGGGGTAGAGCTTATAACCTCAAATACTGTGGGGGTATTGTTTGGATAGTTGATTTCTTTCCATACTACGTTGCCACTCATATCTCTAACGTTAGTAACTTTCTCTCTATACGTTATTGGGTCTGGTGTTCTTATCTCAAGCATTTGCTCATTCATATATTTGTTGTTAAATGTTTGTTTGTCTCCGCCTCTGCCTGTACCAGAATTTGAAATAATTCCTTTTGCAGAACATGGAACAGACCTAGTGAATATCCACTCTTTTTTAATAGCGCCAGTATTTTCATCCTGAGTGTCTAATTGAAGGTAGATATCTAGCTTCATTGGCATTAATGAAGTTGCCAGACTCATTTAGATTATAACCATACCGTTTGTGACATATGGTGCAAGCAGCTGATCTGCATATAAACTTCCAGTGCCCTTGTGTGCGGTATCTAAAAATTCAAACTTCCAATCAAAAGTGCTTATATTTTTTACGTACTTGTCTTTCCAAGCACGATCTTTTTCAAAGTATTGTTGCATTAATGCTAGGCAAGCTTCTGATACATTGTCTGGGACACGCTTCCATCCATACCAACCTTGAACATCGTACTGGTATCCTTTTTTAAATGATCCAGAGTATCCTTGGTCATTAATTGATGGAGGTATAAGTCCATTGGCTGTATACACAATGTTGTCTATTAAGTTCTGCTTGTTTGCTGCAATTGCATATTGTGATTCTGTTATTAGATGCGTAGAATAAAATGGTCCTGGGAGTGGTACGCCTTCTTCTTTAATAAAATCAATTTGCAATATTCTTGTCTTTAGCGGAAGCACATCTGTGCCACTGCCGTATTGAGTCTCCGTCATATATTTTTCTGAAAAGAATTGATTTGTATAGGCATCAATTAATTTTCTTGCGTATCGTTCTGCAATTTTTAATTCATTATAAGACCTATAGTTTGGGTCAGATACGTCTGTTCCAATATTTAGTCTATCAAGTGATTCAGAAATGCTAACATACGGCCTGACAACATCTACTATTTGTTTGTGTGTTGTTGGGATTCCGTTTACAGAATAGCTCCAGGTAATCTCTAGAGTAGGCTCATTAAAGTTAGATGCCGCTTGTGGAATTATAATTTCATAAGTCCCAAAGTCTGAATCTAACTTTGTTGCAGTGTAGGAAGCTGATGGCAAGCCGCCAAACGGTGCTCCGTCTGGGTTGGATCTTTTAGCTAACGCAGTTACTGTGCCGTCTGCGTCTGTTATTTCACCTGCCCAGTAAATTTTAGTTATTACTTTTGAGGCCTGATCTTTATATATTTCTGCCATTAACTTATGTTAACGTTTAGTTGTAGAAGTCTTGAACTTCCTTTGGTGTCGCTAAACGAAAACCCTCCTCTGTATCAAAGATTTTTTGAGCATCATCTTCAGACATTGCTATAAAAGGATGATCTTTTGTAAAGGTATATCCGTGGATATCGTATCTGTGATTATCTCTTGTCATTCTTACAAGCAGGGTATCTTCTGGTTGCGCTTTTGGATCAAACTTTGGAAGAATTTCAATTTCTTCTGTGTCTCTTTCAATTGCCTCTACCGTACTTTGATATACACTCCAGGTAACGCCTTCTTCTGCTAGAGCTGCAATAATGTCTTTTTTATTCTTTAGGCCTTCTGTATCAACTGCAAAATCTGTTGCAATTACTTTTAATTCAGCCACCTTTAATGTGTCAAACGACATATTTTATTTCTCCTTTTTCTAGGTCCTTTAATTATAGCATTGTTAAATTTAAATGAAAAGCCCCCAAAATTAATTGGGGGCCTTTCTGTAGTCTAATTCTTAATTAATTAAGAAGCAACCTTAACGTTCTTTACAACGACCCAAGCGTCTGCCTGCTCGATTTGAACGCCAACACGAGTATACATTGTGTACTCGATTGTGTCCTTACGTGGCTGGAAGAAGCGGTAAACAGTTACATCACGCTTGATACCAATAACTACGTTATTTGGGAATGTCAAGTGGACGTCTCCGTGTGAACCTGATGGGCTTGCGTATGTACCTGTCTGTGTCTCAGGAAGCAATGGAACTTCAACGATTGGAATACCAAATGCGTATGGAGCTACATATCCTGCTGGACCTCCAAGAACAGGAACATCACCACGGATAATGCCAGAGGCAATATCTTGTGGAGTAACGTTCTGAATGTTCTGTGAGTTAGAGAACAAGTAATCCTGGATCAAGTTTGATCCAGCAAGGAAGCGAAGGTCTGTGCGACGTTGCTTGTACTTGCGTGGCATAGCCTTTAGAGCTGAGTTAAATACGTTACGGGAAATTCCCGCACCTGCTGCATCTACTACTCGGCCATGTGTCTTTGCCTTCTTAACTGCACCGTCGAATGACTTGTACAGCGCATCGCTTGAAAGTGATGTATCACCGTTAAGAATAAGATCTTCGATGTCATTTCCAGCTTGTGTTGCCATCATACGTGCAATATGATCTTCAAGATCTGCACCTTCGATGTTGTCTTCTAGAGACTCAGTTGAAAGTTCCCAGTCCATGCGGAGCTTCTTTGTTGTGAGAGAGATCTTTGAGAATGTTACGCCTTGGTTTATGGCTGTGTTTTCTCCTTCGGATGCAAGCTTTACAAGCTTTTCTCCTACTGACATGCGATCAATTTCTGTTGTGTCGGATTTCATACGAACCGTACGTGCAACCTTACCAATTACGGTAGCATCGAACATATAGTCCAAGAATCTTGCTGATTGTTCTGGGTTTAGAAGTCCACCGTTGCCATTTTCTGAAGCAACATGAACACCTGAACCACCTGTTGAAGAACCGAACCCAGTTGATACTGTTGTACCAGCTGCTGCGGCCTTTTCTAATAATTCATTACTCATTTTTATTTCACCTACCTTATTTTAGTTAAAGATTTCATTTACGGAACCGAGGAAAGCTCCTGACCATTTTGATTTGGATTTGGTAAACACCTCAGACCCGCCAAGGTCAGAGGACTTCTTAATTGCGGTATCGCCTTCTACGGCATCAACCTGCTTTTGAACACCATCAATGGTGCCCTTTATTTCTGTCACAGCAGCACTAAGTGCGCTGTGCTTTTCTGCCAACTCAGAAATTCTATCGTCGACGCTCTTGCTGAAAGCTTCTACAGATGTTTTAATTTCTGTAACTTGTGCAGCATTTGCTTCTGTAGCTTTTGTGAGTGTCTCTGCGAAAAAGCCTTTTAGATCGCCTAACATTTTTGCAAAATCAGGTTCATCAACCATAACTTCTACTGTATCGGCTGCTTTTTCAACGTTGTCGGCAGAGGCTTCTTCAGTTGCAACTTCTGCAACCTCGGATGATTTGTCAAAAAGATCGACATTTGCTTCATCTGCTGCTGGAGCTTCTACGGCTGCGGCTTCAGTTGATTCGATTGTTGCTTCTGCTGTTAAAGCTTTTTCAACATTATCAATGTTTGTATCTGACATTTTATTACCTCCTTCTACGTTTGCCTGTTTTGCTAATTGTGTTTCAGGCAACGGTAATCTTGACTTCTTGAATGAAGCAAGAATCTTATCTATCTCTTTTGACTTATTGATATCTGAACTTTCTACCCAACCGATTAGCGCAGCTGGTTTTCCAGATATGGGTGAATCAAAAGTTTTTTCTGTGGACATAAATACTGAGTCGCTGTCTTCGCAATAAAAAATATTTTCTGTTACTACATTTGTAGCAAGGCCTTTGTAAATCATTTGTCCGTTAACCTTTTCGATTGACAAAATATTACATAGCTCGTTTGCTGGTGAGTCAACAATTGAAAGCTCAACTAGATCATAATCCTTGATAAATCTAACTGCTTCTCCTGTTGCCTTGTTAACTTCGTTGTCTGACTCTTTAATCTTTCCGCCGATTGAAAAACCAGAAAGAGTACCATCAAGAACTTTTTCCCAAGTATCTTGTGCACCCTTTGAAATGTATGAAGTTACATAAACGCCATTGTAAAAAGTTTGAGACTTTTGATCGTAGTAGGTTTCTGGTTTGAATGAAACAACTTTACCTACTGCATTCGACTGATGCATCTCACGGAGATTTCCTCTGAAGTTTTCAAAAGCTTTTACGCTTGCTTCTGCTGTGACTACATCGCCTGTCTGGTCAACATTGTCTAGTGTTGCAAAACCAGATACAGTTCTATTTTCTCGATTGACCTTAGTAAACGGAATCGACAAATGTAGATTTTCGCCATTACTAGACCAATGGCCTTTTTCAATGTTCATATGCTTAATTTTAGTGGTTTATCTACTATAACGCAAATAACAGTTGATTAAACTTATTTGACTTTTGGACCATCGCCCTTGGGGTTTCTGGCCTCTCCGCTTTTATCTGGGGCATTGGCTGATCTTTGTTGATCTCGCTTTTTATTTCCAGTGGATTTTGCTTTCTGGTCAGCCACCTGCTGTGGCTTTAAATCTACCATTTCGTCCCCGCCGTCAACCGTTGTCATATTCTTTCTAATACGAACTTCGTTTGGAGTTATTACCTGCATTCTTAAATAAATTTCATCAATACGGCTTTGGGTCTCTTCATCAGTAAGACTAAGCTCGTTGAATTTTAATTGTACGACATCTGTCTTTTCTGCAATTAAATAATTTAATTTCTTTTCAAGTCTATCCTGTGAAGGTCGACAAACCTGTTCTTTAAATGTCTTGTCCGCATCTCTGGCTGCTGCTAGGTTAATCCCCTCTGGGATACCTATCTTGCTAATTGGAACACGGTGAGCCAAAAGAATTTCATCTCTATTAGACTTACGATAAATATTAAATGAAGACTCTTGCTCTCCTGCTTCAATTGGCTCCATCTTAAATTCTGTTTTTGAGTCTGGAGTATCCGCTGGAAGTGGGATATAAAGGGATCTGTGATTCTTGCCTTTTAGTCCAACCTGGAAAAATTCAAGCAATTTTCTTTCTGACTCTGGTGAAAGCTTTGCTCCTTTTACTGTAATAATATATCTTGGGACCGCCTTGTTTTCAAAGTAGTCTAAGTTGTATCTTCCAGCAAATTCGTTTCCTGCCAGCGCTTGTTGTGCTGCAATAATATCTGGGACTCCGTAGTAGTTATTCATTGGAGTGTATTTCTTTAAATGTATAATTTCATTTGGTCGATCTTCTTGACCAGCAATTGGGCTTGGTGTTTCAAGGTCTCCAAAATTGCGGAAGTAAACCGCCTTGCCATAAAGCAATTGAATAAATCCATCACGTAATCTGCGTACACGCATTGTTTTGGCTGGTATGTGGCCTATGTAGCCTATGTCTCCAGCAGTTGTACGTCCAATCTCTATGTAGCCGTTTCCAGTCGCCTCAAGGTCCGTGTAGGCCTTTATAAGGGTCTCTGTAAATGACTCCTCTTCGTTGCAATCATCAAGCCAGCGATCTAGCTGTGTTTTAATTCTATCAATTTTTGCACGTGCTCTGTCGACCTGCTTTTGATCGGTTATGGCATCCATTGCATCTTTTGCTTTTGATGTCTCCGTAAACATATATCCTAGACCAACAATATTAGAAACCTTTGCATTAATTGCTGCGTAATTGTATGTTGAAACTTCATATATTTTTGAAAGATATTCTAAATTATAAGTTGGCTCGACAAGGTCAAATAAAGCATATCCGCTAATTGCTTGCTGCAAAAGGTTTTGTTGTGTTCCTGAGCCGTCGACTCCTACAAAAGCCTTTGAAAAATCACGATTAATTTTGCGCTTAAAGTTTGTGCCAAGGCCTCTAAGTTTTTTAATTTCCTCTAAGCCTATTTTAAATGGGTCTTCTGACTCTTCTGCTTTTTGAAAATGAAACCAGTCAGATGTATTTGAAATGTCAATTGTATTGGAAGAGCTGTCGTCTTCTAAAACTTCTATGTTGCGTGTCATTGTACTTTACCACCTCTTGATACGGAGTCTTTATAGATTCCTATGTCGTACGGATCTGGGGGGAGTCCCCATCTAAGTCTTTGTTCTTGCTCTTCAAGCTCTTCGTCATTGATCTTTCTTCTCCCAGAAAGGAATTTAGGCTGGCCCTCATGAATACCGTATGAGCGAACTTCTCTAGCCAAAGCATCGATTCTGGATCTATTGCCTTTGATTGATGTGATCGAAAGAAAATTGCCATCGTCATCCCCAATCCATCTGCCATCTGGCATTTCCCACACATAGATTCCTAGGGTTGTCTCTTCAACAATCCTGGTATTTTTATTTAAGATATCCATAGACCACAATCATACCATTATATAAGACCAAAGTCCAGATTTGTGACAAAGAAGTGCAATATTTAAAGGCTTATTGACAAAGGCTCTACAGAAGTCAATGTGAAAGGGGTAAAGTTATTGCCAGCTGTTGCTTCAAGGATGGTCATGCTTGTGTCGTTTACTGTATTTACAATATTTCCAGTATAGAGCAGGTAATGATTTAATACTTTGGCCTCTGATAGGGCAGATTCATATATGGCCAGGTTGTTATACATATGGCCTATGCCGTATTTTGAGTCAGACTGATTTTGATTAAATTTAAGATTTGTCGCATCAGAGGTAAAGGTGATTACAATATGATGAGGTAGGCCTATTGCTAGAAAATCAAATACATTTGTAGAAGATGTCCTATTTATACCATTTACGTATATTGATGCAATTGCTGTTTTTGATATTACTCCTAGTGGTGACCATTCGTATATCTTTGAAGATGCCGAGACTAAAACATTTTCTCCAGATTCTGGTGTGAATATCATTTCTACTGATCTTACTGGAGGTATATTGTTTAATGAGAATCCATGGCCAGCATACATCCTTAATCCATTGTTTTTATTATAAGACAAAATTCTACTGTTGCTCTTAGGCAAAGCATAATCAAAGCTTGAAGATACATAATACCCAGAGTTATCTCCATAAAAGTTTTTTGAGCTATAGAACATGATTTCTAAATTTTTTAATATAGGCTGATACTTACTTGTATCGTCTGACGACATTGTAACCCTAATGTATATAACGGTTCCTATTTTATTACTGTTCTTATTAAAGTATGGCATTGGGCTTCCATTTTTACATTCCGCCCATTCTTCTCCGCTTATTTTTACCTCTACCTTTATACCTTTTACATCATTTGACCAGTGTATTTGGCTAGTTGATATATTTAAGTAGTCTGGAACAATAAAGTAGTCCGTGAATGAATGAGTTGCGGCTACTGATATTTCTGTTTTTGGGAAATAAATATATGATCCATCATTAGACACAGATATTCCACTTCCAATAACATCCGACCAAGATTTAGAGCCTGGGTAGGAAAATTTAAATTTAGGCTTTATCGGGAAAGAGTTCATGCTAAACATGTATCCGCCATCTGCATCAACTATTTGCGATGAGTTGATTTCCTTTATTCCTTCAGTGTAATGTTTTTTAATTTGGCTATCTGAAAGATTAAATTTATAAAAACCAACACAATCAATTACAAATTTACCATCTGCTGAGCCTGTTTTAAAATCTATGTCTGAGTTAGAAAACCTGTATCCTTCTGTTGATACAGAATCTACTATGTAACCATTTACATAAAGAGAAATTGAGTCATTCTGATAAACACCAGCAACATACAATGACTCTGTGTTCGAAACTGTGTGCTGCACTTCTATAGAACCGATTCTAAAAACAATATTTCCATTTTCATAAAAAATTCCTGCATTAATTGATGTGTCTGCAACTATTGTTATATCGTTTTCAAGTGTGGGCAAAAGGCACCAAGCTTCAATTGTAAAGGAGTCATCGCTGTTATATTCGTTTGCAATTCCTCTTGGTGTATAGTGAACTTCTGTGTCTGAGAGTATCTGTGTTCCTCTTATCCCGCCAGAAATTAAAGGCATTAGTTCTTTGTTTGAAGTGTTTACCGCATAGCCATCATTAACATTTCCAGAATAATCATAAACTGGAAGTCCGCTAAGGGCAGAATAGGTGAGGCCACTGTCTTTTAAAGCCTGGTATGTTGCAAATTGTGAGATTATTCCAGAGTATGATCCAACGCTTCCAGATCTAACTTCATCTAATAGATAGAACGATGTTGGATGGTCATTTAAGACTACGCTTTTATATGACATCCAAGACCTACTGCTCTTCTAGTGTTTTTACTCTTGCTGTGAGTTCTTGTACCGCTTTAATTAATGGCGAAATAAACTCTTCGTATCTCAATGCCTGTTGACCCTCTGGGTCAGCGACATCCGATATTACCCATCCGCCAAAGTCTGCTACTCCAGCAGCATCTAATACTGATTTAACTTCTTGTGCAATTAAGCCGTAATGCGTTCTACTTCCATCTATCTTATTATACTTAACAGGATTAAGGTTATTTATAAAATCTAAACCAAGGTCTGACGTGATTATGTTTTCTTTTGTTCTTGCATCAGATATTACTGTGGCTGCAGAATTTAAATATATATTTTTCCAGCCTCTTGTTGTGCGCTGGTCTCCAGCATTTAATGGCCCCAAGAGACCTAATGTAAATTGATTTGTAGTTAAAGGAAACCAATTAGAGTTAACTCCAATTGGTGAAATATCTGTCGCTGCGTAATTTAATGAAATTCTTGTAGCAATAGGATCTATGTTTGCATTTGTTCCAGCTGGTCCAGCTGGTCCTGTTGCACCTGGTAAGCCATCAGCTCCACGGGGAATCGTAAAGTTTAAAACTACATCGCTAGTTGTGCCAGAATTTGTTACTGCAGCATTTGTGCCAGCGGCTGAAGTTGTAACTGTTGGGGCCACTGTTATTGTTGCTGCCGCATCTCCTTTAGGTCCAGATGCGCCCGTATCACCTTTGGCACCAGTTAGCCCTGTGTCTCCACGAGGAATTGTAAAGTTTATTGTTTGAGAAGGAGCGGTTCCAGTTATGGTTACCTGTGGCTGTGTGCCAGCTGCTCCTGCTGATACAGTTCCAACGCTTAACACGTTTGCTGGTCCTGGCCCGCCCAGAACGCCGTCTACTCCTCTTGGAATATTAAATGTTAGTGATTGTGAGGGCGCTGTTCCACTAATAGTTACTGAGGCGCTCTGCCCAGGATTAATAGTGTTTGTAGCAGCAACAGTTAATACGTTTGCTGGTCCTGTCGCTCCCTGTGGCCCAGGGTTTGCTGCAATGAATGCAGCTATGTCTGTTCCTAAAGCGCCCAAGTCCCTAGGTACATCGGGAGAGTCCGTGTAGCTTGGGAAACGCCATCCATTAACACCTGTTGTTGCCATTTTTTAATTATACCACTTTACTGTTATATACAGACAGGTGTGAGGTATACCTATCTCCAGAAATAACGTCATTTACTTTATGCAGGTATGGTTCTTTGCTTGGGAAAATAAGCAGGCTTCCTTCTTCTGGCTTTATTGATATGCCGTGATTTGGAAACTCAATTTCCCCACCCTCATAATCTGAGTTTAGATAAGATATCATGGAAAAAGCTAGATCGGTGTCACCATCATAATTATCGCAATGAGGACCCATTCCTGGACCAGTCCATCTTCTTACTGGAATCTCGTCTGTCATTAATGTATACTTTGATGGATCTAGATTGTGATTAGACAGGTATTGATTTAGACACATCTCAAATGCCATCTCAAGGCTATTCTTAATGTATAGTATTTTTTGATCTAGTCTTCCATTGTCAATTTTATTTTTAACATTCTTTGTTATTATATTTTTGTTTTCGCCGTATACAACTTCTGGGTTGTTGCTTGCTATCCAAGGACTCCATTTAGATATGACGCCGTGGCTTCTTTCATCAAGGTCGACTTCATTAATAAACTCTAGCAATTCTTTTGGATAGCTGATAACATTTTTAAAATACCAAATGTTGCTCGATAACTGTTTTAATATAAACATATGGTACATATCTTCTGGATTGAAGTCTTGGCTACTCATTAATTTCCCTCTACTTCTGATGCAGGTATTGTGGCTCCGTCTGGGGATAGTCTTAGACCTCTGTCTCTGATATCTTTCCATTCTTCTTGTTCGCCCTTTTGCATTGCTCTTACTCCAGCTAGCTCTTCTGCCCAAGCGGCTCTTACATCTTCTGGATAATCTGATTCTTCTCTATCATCCCAAAAAGATCCAAGTGTATATCTTGCAGCTTTTTTAACAACTGTAACTTCGTGCATGTTCTTGTGGCCACCATGGAATATTAAAAATGAACCAGCTTTTGGAACAACTTCCAAAGGAATCTCTCCGTGCTTTGCATCAAACTTTAAAGTGCCGCCTTCAAAGTCGTCATTTAAATAAAGGAACCCAGCGTATCTACTTCTTGTAAATGCACCCATATTTCCTTCGTGATCGCTATTGTCTGAGTGCTTTGGGGCAAATGCTCCTGGAAGCCATCTTTGAACATGGAAGCTAATTTGCGACATATCTTCAAATGATTTATTTGCCACATCCGCAGCTGACTGTCTAAAGCGATTTTTTAAATCAGTAAACCAAGTTGGGCTAAGATTAAACTCTTGTAAGATTGGCTCTCCGTCATATGGATATCTTGCAGAGGATGACTCATAGAAAGATATTCCTTTCCAGTAGCCTTCTTCATTTTGCTCAAGCTTATTTAATAG